CAATCAGTAACTTGATTGGCTAAACCGGGGATATCAGCACCATATACTCGTTTTTCAGGCATTCCGACGTCTTGTCCATCATCAAATCGTTTTGGCTCATTTGTGTCGTAATATCTAACGTGACGTATGCGCGCGCGCGAAATTGGATTGATATCACCAACATCATAGCGCTGATCATCATAAAATATCTCACCTTCTTGGATTTCTTGCTCTGCACTGTCTATATTACCGGTATTAGTGGCGCTCAGAAGCTCTTCTGTCTCTACCACGTATGCAACGGCTCCGTGACCTTGAGCCTCGGCTACAGCGCATTTATAGTATGATTGATAGGCATTTGTACGACTAGCTGGAGAGTGACAAGAGGTAATCTCGTCAAAATCGCTCATTCTGAGCACATCTATCGGATGTCGAGTGATAATAATGGAATATTTGTTATCATCGATGTTATTTATCTCTTTTTTGATGTATCCGGCGTTCTTTTTCCAATATTCGCCGTATTCTGTGGCTAAATCAGTCAAATTATAGCCAGCAGGTCCTGCAACACCCGGACTTACGATATATGACCAAATTTGAGTGTTAATTCTTTCAAAATTCTCTAATTCCTTCTCATCGAGTGCAGCACGGAGCATTTTCTTGGTAACTCTTCGTGGTGTGTTAACTGGTCCACCATCTGCTAGCTTATAATTGGCATTATCCATGTGTTTATATACTTTTTGGTATATTTCGTCTTTTCTTCGGCTTAAATCAGCTAATTTAGAGAAAAGTTTACCAATTTTCATCTGAATCTTCTTGGTTTTCTTCTTTTCGGGCTGTCCTGCCTGCATACCAATCAAAGTATTCATTAAATCATCTGTTGTACGCAGATCTCGCTCCGCATACACCATCCCTTTCTCCCAATCTACATCATATTCTTGAGATCTGAAGAATTCTGCGAACTTTCCAAGCTCCGTAGAGGGATCTATGGTCGGAAATGGTATAACTGCGCGCATTTTACCACTGAAAAGGTCATTTAGGGGCAAATTAGCTGGATCTAGGTCATCTAATACGTCTTCAAGCACTCGCATCTCGTCTTCGGTGACTTCTTTGAGAACTTTTTCATGTGAAGGGTATAAATCTTCGCTTTGGCGCGCTTTTCTTTTAGTTTTTTTGACGCAGTTCGGTACCATACGTCCACCTTTTTTCTTTAAGCCGGATTTTCTATAACCTTTCCAGCACTTTTCTTGCAAAGTATCCAGAAGATTGGCTGTTTTTAACAGAATTTGCTCATCATTTAGCATTTTTTCTCCAATCACAGTAATCACAAGCCATTTCATCCACCAAGGGCATACCACATGAAGGGCATTTCTCACATTTTACCATAAATAACATAGTTTTTATTCCTTCATTGATTTTGAACCACGACATTTCCACTTTTTACGGGATAATGCATTGGCACATGGCGGGTTTTTACACTTTTTAATCTTTGCTGAGCGCGCACAGTACGCATCACCCTTAGCTGTACCGGGTCTGATGCGATCTCCACCACCTTTTGCTTGTCCTTTTTGCCCAAATGAGCGACATTTGCCGTCTACACGCTTAGCAAAGCGCTTTCCTTTGGAGGGTTTACACGCTTTTTTCTTCTTTTCTTCTAAAACTTGCGATAATTCGTCTTCAATCATGATCTCAAGAGACTCTTTCTTGGAATTACCCCAGTTTTTAGCACCAACCTTGCGACATTTAACAAGAGCACCAGAAGCATATGCACTTGGCCACACTTTATAGCGTGATTTTACCTTATTATAGCATGCATCTTTCTTGGCTTTCTTCTTTTTCTTCTTCTTTTTCTTTTTTTCCTCAAGCGGATCGTCAGATTTAGAGCCGATTTTAATAACTTTACTGCCACCCGAACCATAGGTTACACATGGGTCTTTGCCACAACCACAGTTCTCTTTTTCCTCTTTTAATTCATCATCGTCTGTACCGTCAAGAATTTTATCAATCCTATCGGCTTGACTTTGATGCATTTTTACGGCACCTTTCAATTCATCGCTAATTTTCTTAAGCTCTTCTTCATCTTCTTTTGAGTGAGATTCAAGCAAGTATGCTTTAAGTTCTTCTTTAATAATTTGTTCTAAATCCATGTATAATTCCTCGTTTTTCTTAGATTTTGCTTTCTTGCCCCATGATTTTCCCTTGCCGCGCTCCTTACAAGCACCAGGGGTTGGTCTGCAAGCAGGATATTTCTTGCGTTTTTCGCCTGAGCCACGTCCACAAGACTTATAGCCACCATTTCCGTCAGGAGAATTGCAATCTACCCAGCCCTTTTTAGAGCCTTTGGCGCCTTTTCTACCAAACCAATCTCTGAGAGATGATTCTTTGCTAGATTCTGAGCCGGCTTTCTTGCTTTTTTTCTTCTTTTCTTCGATGTTTCCGTAAAGATCATTCATTATTAGACATTTCCAAAGCTTTCTCCAATAAATAGATCGGTATTTCGCTATTGTCTATGTCTTTTATCTCTTCTATGGTCGCCCACTTGTGATCATCGTGTTCAACTTCGCCGGTATGAGGGTTCGGCTTGTCAATATCTATATCCCCGGTCCACTTTAAGGTGAGAAAATAGAATTTTTTATTTTTTGGTTCTCCAAGATAAGCTAAGTCAGAAATTTTACATTTTAAATTTGTTTCTTCATCTAATTCTCTTACTGCGCCGGCTTCTATAGAGTTATCATCGTCATCTATGTGCCCGCCGGGAATTGTCCATTGTCCGCCGCGGCTATCAATATTCGAACGCCTGATAATAAGAAATTGCTGCTCATCATTTAGACAAACAACAATACCTACAGTCTTTAATTCACCTTCGGTGAGATAAGAATTCCATTTATTTATTGACATGCTTTATATTTTTTTACAGTTCCACGACAAAACGCGTTGAGAGAGGTATCAATATCAATATTTTTTATTGGAGCGACCCAAATCATGTTTTCTTGAATCTGAGCACCATAAGCATACTGTACATCAACTCCATATAATATACCAACTATCTCACCATTTGTATTATATACTCCAGATCCCGAGCATCCAAACCAACCATAAGTGTTAACCATTAATTGAGTACCGGATCCAGCCACTTCTTCATATCCAACAATTCTTCCAGTAAAAGACATAAGTTTGTGCCAAGAAGGGTGTCCAGAATAAACTATATCGGTACCAATATCATATGATTTAGTTGGCTTCCAACTCATTGGCTTGACATCATAAAATTCTTTTTTCAAAACTAAAACTGCAATATCATGTTCAGCGCTTTGATATATGAGTACTGATGTGCGTTGCTCATCTTCATTCGAAACTAGGTATTCTGCCCCTAGGGGACCATCTGCTACATGTCGAGCTGTCAATACCAAAGTTAGATCTTTGTAACGCACAACTGTTCCACTGCCGTGACCGCCACCTGTCATAACCTTTACTGCAGCATTACGAACCTTTTTCTCTACTGAAGTGAGAGACTTATTGACCTTCTCAATAGGGTGACGGGGAATGTACTTTTCTACTCCGTTCGCATGCGATTCAAAAGTTGTCATCAGGCACAAGCCTGCAACCATAATATATTTGATAAATTTGTTCATTTTGTTTCCTTATGCACCAGTATCTGGTTCTATATATCTATATCCGATTTCTACTAACTGCCCTGCTGCCGGTATAATAGTAAAATAAACTGTATTGTTTGATTCTTGATAATACCAGTCGTGATTCAAAGAACCATTAATAAATACCCTGATTGAATCAACTTCTGCTTTATGAGTGAGAGTGATCTCCTCAACCGGCTCAATTGAATGGGTTGCATCGGTAACACCAGGAGACCAATCGGTATCACAAATATCTACTACAACTCCACCTAGGGTACCGGTAGCTTCTATATATCTCTCCCCTACATCTATTGGATTTGGAGGGAAGTCACATAACGAGACGTCTCTTTCAACGTTGATGACACTAGCCATGAATACAGAACCCATTCTGAGGGAACCATACCAACTTAAAAAATCAGACGGCATTGGGTACTCTACATCGCTTTGTTCTTCTTCATCGGATACAAAGACCACTAACAACCCGGCATCCGATCGCATCCAAGTGGAAGAATAGGGATTTAAATTAATGTAATCATAAACTGAATTGAAGCCCTCTTCGTAAGGCGCAGATGTCAATGTTGCTAACATTGCTGCAGCATCGTCGATGTCATCTCCGGGTACTAGAGGGAATTCTGTACTTGTCACGGCATTTCTGGGATCTGCGCTGATCATGACGAGTCTCCAATCTGAAACTGGCAGGGCTAGCAGCATAGCCTCAACGCCCGCTAGCAATTCTGCATTAAAGCGATTCATTGAACCAGACCGGTCGACAACCCATAAAATGTCAATCCCATCGACTGACATATTTTGAGTAAATGAGTCAATCCAAATCTCACCCTCATTGACCGGTACTTCTACTTCTATGTAGACAGGCACCTCTACTTCCACTGTTTCTGTTTCAGTTATCGTCTCGGTCACCGTTTCAGTGACAATAATAGTTTCTGGCTCGCCCGGCTTGACAATTGCATAGTCCGGCCCGCAACTCATTAGAGTTAAGATGAATGCTAAGATCATTGTTGTATACCCAACAATAACTATGCTTAAGAATTACTTTTCGTCACGTAATGGGTATATTATATCTTAGAAATTATTTCGAGATCGTATAAATAATATTTCTTGGCAGTTTGAAGAGAAAGGTTAAAAACGTAGTAAGCAGGAAATAGTTGACCTTGCCTATTAGACTCCAAAGCAGAAGCCAGTATAATCCCAATTCCCCGCTCCGGCGGCACGTCGTAGTCAGAACAATTGATTTTAACTAAATCGCCGCGCCTCCAGTTATTGCCAGAAATTGCGAATTTTTTTTCCAAATTTTTCTCCGTAGAAATTTTTTTACTTTTTCAATCGATTTGATATAAATCGTAAAAACCGATTAGGATAGATAGTTTTAAACCTTGTTCTTCCACCCATGTAGGACTTGGTGCGCTAAACACATCAGCTTCTTCTAAATTGTTCGACCAGTTAATTTTCCAAAAACACAAATCATCATGAAGGTGAGAACCTTTTTGCTCTCTCTCTACCAATACACCGTATTGATTTGAGATTATATCGATTATCATGTCTCCGGGAGATAATATAATATGTTTTGCTTCTTCGCGCCAGTCATCTTGCAACATATGTTAATTATTTTTAAACAATCTCAAACGACCGCCATCAATCATATTAATAATTGCTTCTTCCGTATAATAGGTATGCTTCTCGTCATTCCAGAATATCTCCCACACTAGCAGTTGAAAGTTCCCCTGACTATGAATGCCGGATTAGACACAACGTCGAAGCAGCAGCCCCTTGTCACGCGTTATCGTATCTAACAAGAAGTCGCCAACACAAAGATTGACCAATATACCCACATA